ACAAACTGAGATTTGTTTTAGTCGTATTTTATAGCACTATGTCAAGCTTTAACGCTCCCGTAAGAATCAGCGAATTCTTGTTGGACACAGCATCACGCCTTTTTGGCTTTGCGACCTTAGCAGTGTGCCTTTGTGCCCTTGCGACCCCTCTTGTGTGTTTTTATATATTTAATAGACATATACAGACTGGTATTATACATCCGAAGTCTACTTGCTTTGCAGGTAGTTTGTACTGTATCGGTTGTGACGTATTAGAGAAAATAACAGCGAATCTCTCGTACAGTTACATACAAATAAAACTAAGGAAAGTTAGCGGACGACTCGTGTCCGTTTTGCAGCTACTAGTTCCTCCTTTGGAGAATTTTGGGTGGTGTTTGGGTGTATTGGCTTTTGTGATTGTCAAAGTCACACAGCTTATACTGAGTCTCATTGCGGTGAGTTTCATTATGACATATATGGTTATGACCATTGTGTATTTTGAAGCTAACATGCAACCAGGGGACCTTGTTTACAATGTATTTATGTATATATCGGCTTTTTGCCTTGCGTGCGTTATTTTGTTATTGTGGGGGTTTCTTAGTTATGTATATATTACCCAGGATTTTGTTTTTGGATGGAGAACTTTTGTATATTTGTACAATAGGTTGATTCGAGGCCCTGTTGGAGATTTATTTCGACCAGTGGCTCGGAATGTAGTTTTTGTAAATACTTTTGAAGTCCAATCTGGCAGATTACCTTACAAGGCCCCTAAACCTAGTGAGGATGATCTTCGGTTTTCCGAGGATCTACGAAAAATTTACGCTGAGACTGGAGAGATTGCCGAAACTTCTACTAAGAAGCTAGACAAACTTTTCAAACTCGGAAAGCGAGAACGTAGAACTAAGATTGATGCATCTAAGGCTAATTTTAAGCCCGTGATCCCAGTTTTAGACCAACGCACGCTTGAGAACCAGTTAACACATATCAAAGGCCCCACATTTCGTGGAGTTGGAGGTTTAGTGTTTCCTGAGCGAATGTACAAGAAGGTTCATGTACCTAATGTGTTAGCAGCCCTCGATTATGAGGCAGTACCGGGAATTATCGGATCATTATTAACTTATGAACCGAGAAGTTTTCCTAACCCTGAAGCAGCGAAAGAATTCGAAGAGTTTAAGCGCCAATTGCAGTATGTTAAGACCACCTGGATGGATAATCCAAATAAGGAGGAGGGTTCTAATGCCGAAGGTAATGAGCGTCTTAGAGATTTTCTCATATATACTTTTATTGAGATGAGAACTAAGATTGTTCACATTCCAAAAGCATATGCACACCCCCTTGGTCAGTTCGCATACAAGCCGAATCCCTTCATTGTTATGAAGGATTTCGATATGTGCCACTTTCAGCCAACTAAGACTCGTAAGGGAGATGAAGTCGAGCCACTTCTCACAAGAGATGGACCTCCGAATATTCTTTATGATCTCGTGAGTGCTGCTAAGAACAGCAAGTTCTTGGATATGCAGAAAATTAAAAGTATTCTGCATGGCATGATTACGGAAGGCAAGACTCTAGAAGAGATAATTGCGAACTTTGAGTATAGATGTTATTTGTGGAAGAAAAAGGATAAGCTAGAAGATTTTTCAAAATTTTCTTGGCTTGTTCCATATGTGCATCCTGAAAAGTTGTACATTTCTACGACAAATCAGCAGCTTATGCTCACAATGTGTAAAGACCATATAGTCGATTTACGTGCTCAAATTTTAGAGTATGTTCGACAATATTTTGCCACATCGCGGTTATCCAACAAACAAAGGAACGAACACAGGTTAGAACGAATAGAAATGGTTAGAACTGAAATGAGATCTGTTGACGCACAAGTTATGTTTATGCTTGGTGCGTCAAAGAAAGAGGTTGCTAACCATGTCTTTGCCCAGAAGATCCGATCGATTAATAAGGAGCTTCTGAAAGGAGGAGCGTTTATGGAACTTCGCAATAAGACGAAGAAAGATAAGTCAGCTTTGATCTCTAGAGATAGAGATAGTAAGTTTGAGACTAATCACTATTCTCTTAGTGAAGATTTTGAGACGCAAAGTGGATTCATTCAATACTTACTCCCCTCGATGGGAATGATGAGTATTTTAGGAGTCTGGGGCTTCTGTTTGTACCAGCAATACGCGCCACCAGTCAACAAGATTGGTAGTATTTTGCAGAAACTTGAACCAGAACTGGATGCAGTTTTGGGTATGGTAGACAAATGGAAAAATTTCAACATTGGTGATGGCTTAGATGATTACCACACGCTTCGTGCGTTGGAGATCAAATCTGTAATCCATACACTTTACTATATTTATAATGGTGATATGTATGGTGCTACTGGTTGGGCTTCAAACTTTTTGTTAACGCGTCCTAAAGAAATTAGGGACATGTTGTCGAATCTTGACCTTACGGTCACAAAGACCATAGGGC